CGTGGCCGCAAAATCAAACACGGCATCAAACTCTGGCTGGTGGGCGTAGACAACGCCAAAGACCTGCTGCTGGGCCAGCTAGCCATTACTGAGGCTGGCCCCGGCTACGTCCACACCAGCACAGACCTCAAGCGCGAGTGGTACGAACAGCTCACCGCAGAGCAACGCATCCTCACCAAACTCAACGGCAAAGACACCTACAAATGGGTCAAACGCCGCCCGCGCAACGAAGTGCTGGACTGCCGCAACTACGCCCTGCACGCCGCCATGGCCCACGGCATCCACAAGTGGCCAGAGTCGAAATGGCTGCAACTGGAGCAAACCGTGCAGCCCCCGCAAGACCTGTTCAGCACACCGCCAGCGCAAGAGCAGAGCGCACAGCCATCAACGCCCGCCGCCCCCGCACAGCACCAGCCAGCGCAGCCTGCCACCACCACGGCAGACGAAGACATATTTGCCCCAATCAGCCTGCAATGACCACCACACCTGCGCAACCAGCTATCAAAACAATGAACAACCGCACCAGCACCATGAGTAACGCAACCCCCACCCCCTCAGTTTCCAGCCACAAGCTCGACCCCATCGCAGTGCTGCGCGAGGAGCTGGCCGCCGCCGCCGTGTGCCACGGGGTTGAAAGAGTGGAGGATTTGACCGAGGCACTGGTCACCCGCGTCGTGCAGCGCCTGGGTGGCACCACCGTTTACGTGCGCAACCCTCGGGTTATGGAGCGTGAGCGATTGGCACAGGAAGTGCGCGCCAAGTTCAACGGCCGCAACACCCGCGCATTGGCGCGGGAGCACGGGGTGAGCGTGCGGTGGGTGCAGAGGTTGTTGGAGGGTTGAGCCTCATATGTGGCAAAAGAGATGCGGTCAAGCTTTGATGGGCGAAATATCAGGGAATTGGCTGCACGACACAAGTTAAGTGTGCGGTGCGTGAAGGAAATTTTGAGTAAATAACTTCAATGCATTTTTTGTTTTTTTATTTCTAGTGCTTCTTTTTTTATTTCATGCGGGATAACTCTTTCAAGACGATATTTTTTTAATCCTGTTAGTTTATTCGATTCAGCCTCAAAGTGATCTACTAAAGTAATGCTCCAATCTATTTCTGAATTTAAGTAGCTATGAAAGCTATGATTGGTATATCTCCTTTTAAGAGCGCTACTGATGTAGTACCATTTATTTCTAGGTGCTTTTAGGAATGAATCAAAGAAATTTTCTTTAGAAATGTTTTTGAATATAGGGAGCTCTGCTAGCGTGCCAGTCCCATATGGTTGATGGCAAATGGATTCTATGAATGTGTCGGTGTCATTAATCATCATGTCTAGCAGTTTGTCGGTGTTTTTTGTATGGTCTTCGATAAGCTTTTGCTCCATCATATTAACTAGGTGTTTAAATATTTCAGAAAACATAGCTTTGTTTTCATCTGCTACCCAGTAGCCATGCCCATCGTAACTACTATGCAATCTGTAGTTTTCATGAATACTAATTTTTATTGATATAAGCTCTCCGCTATTGTAAAGATCGTCTATATAGGCAATGCATTCATTTTTTATGGTTTCAAGGTCTTTGTCGATTTCTCTTATAGAGCACATTAATATAATGAATGCGAATAAATGCAGCATCTCTCCTGGAATGATGACTGACCTTTCATTGAATTGTTTGATCAAATCGCGCTTTATTAAATCAGTAGTATCATCGTCCAATTCATCCATCTTTAACATTTTTTTCCATGCCGGGACATCTTCAAAGCTTTTGTAAATAAAGCTTTTTTCCAAGCATTCCTTAAAGTTTTCTGATTTGAACAGTCCTTTGATTAGAGAGTTTTCTATTGACTCGTTGCTAAGCGTTGGATCGGTGAGATTGATACCAATTTCTTGGTATTTTTCCTGCGTGTTATTGAAGTTTAATGATTCGGCGCTTATTTCTTTTTCATTAATGCCAGCCATTAATATATTGTATTCATGAGCACTTCTATTTTTAATGTCATTTATTTTTAAATTGCCGCTTCTTATCTCGCAGCTGAGAGCGGTAAATAACTTTACAACATGTTTTAAAGATTCTTTATTGTTTTTATATTTTTCATCCAAGCATTCCATTAAATTTATAATATCACTGATAACGTGTCTTGCAATTCTTAAGGAATATATTTTGCCAGTTTTGATGGTTTTTATTATATCTTCTTTTAACTCTATTAAAAGCTGGTGTGATTTATTTTCTTTATAGTGTTGTGATAATTTTTCAAAGGCATCATTTACATCTGATTTTATTTCAAAGGTTATTCCGAATAACTTTTCTTTGGCTTCGCTGAAATCGTCATCTTTTATTTTTTCGTCGTTGCTTATGACGATAACCCTGCAATCATTATGTTCGACGTAGGTGTTGATTGCGCCAAGGCGGTCATTAATAGGGATGGAGCATCTTTCAAAATCGTCAAATACAATTATTTTGTCTTTTTTGACATCTGACTTAATTAATGCGTTAGCTACTCCGGGTAATATGTTTCCTAAATTTAATGTGAAAATTTCAGTTCCAAGCTCACCTCCTTCTAAACCTTTTGCAGTATTCTTAATAAAAGACTGCACTGGATGCATCTTAGCAAAAACATTAGAATGAATTTGATCTGCATCCTTTAGTCCAAATAGACTAACATAATATATACTGCTAGGTAGAAGATATTTTTTTGTTATTTCATGAGTTTTGCCGACACCCCATGCTCCAGTGATGAGTAACGCATACCCTGGATTTTTATTATTACGATAGTTTTTGAGTATTTTCGCTAGATCTGTAGGTTGTTCAAGCAACTTAATTTGTTCTTTTTCTAAATCCTCGGTATCTCTTTCTTTTTCCTCTACGGTTTTTGAAGCTGTAGTAAAAAAGTCTTTAATTTTTTGCATCATTGTCTCCTCCGGTAGATCTGAGATTCACACTATATAATGAGCAACATCACGCCCGTAAGCGTGATCTGGGCTTGGCGGCCCGGGATCGTAGGCGCAGCAGCCGCGCCCATACAAAAATGGTTTGCGGCTTTTTGCTTTCTTAAGCTACTGCGCACGCATGGCTACCGTTTACGGTGGGCCGTGTGGGGACACCCGCAAGGGTGTGCCGGTTCCTACGGCCGGTCCGCCAACCCTGCACGGTCCACCACCTTTGTTTGGCGGCAGAGGTGATGGGTTTAAAACCTGTTCCGTAGGAGCCTGTCATGGCTAACATCACCACTGCTTCGTCTGCATCCGTTGTCTCGGCTCAACCTGAGCTTTCCATTTACAACGGTATCGTCACTACCACCAGCACTCAAGTTGCACAGTTCTTTGGCAAACGCCATGACAACGTGCTGCGTGCGATCCGCGTTTTGATCCGAGAAACGGCATCAGACAACCGTCTCCTCAATTTTGAGGAGACGGTCGATATCCGCGAGAACCCTAGCGGTGGTGCTCCTATTTCTATGCCTGCGTACCGCATGGATCGAGAAGGCTTCATGCTCCTCGCCATGGGCTTCACCGGCAAAGAGGCGCTGCGCTGGAAGCTGGCCTTCATCGCCGCCTTCAACCGCATGGAGGCCGAGCTGCAAAAGCCCGCCTACGACCCCGCCCGCATCCAGCTGGCCCACAGCCTGGCCGCCCAGGCCGCCGCGCAAGTTACCCAGACCGTGTTTGACGCCATCGCCTCCGGCGGCAACAGCGACTGGCGCCGCGTGCGCTATCTGCTCAGCTTCGGCTACGACCGCGACGGCCAGCCCACCATTCCCCAGGCGCAGGTGGTGGGGGACGACCAGATGGTCACCTCCCTGAACGCGCTCGTCCAGCACATCACCAAGCACGACGTCATCCCCTCCGACGCACAGCTGGCCGCGCTGGTCACCGCCTGCGCCCACCAACTCTCCGAACGCGCCCAGGTGCGCGAGCTGCGCGCCGCCACCAAAGCCAGCGCCGCCCCAGCCTCCACCGCCGTGGCCGCGCCCATACCACCCCACATCGGGCACGACGGCAAGCCACTGCCCCCCGGCACCTTCCGTGCAGTGTTTGTGTGAGGGCACCGCACGCTGTTGCGGTTTTGATAGCTGCTGGCGCTTGATGAGTAAGCGCTAGCGGGTGATTTGGCTTGAAGTTTTGAATGTGAAAAAGCCCCTGCTGGCGTTGGCTGGCAGGGGCTTTTTTGATGTTGCAGGCACGCTATATGGCTAAAGCCAAGATGCGCAGATAGACCGCGTAGTGCTGCTTAGATAGCAAGATCCAGTGGGAGATCAGAGATGTCTTTTAAACGTTTTCCATCCACCATGATCTGCAACATATCAGCCGCATCCACCATGTTGAGTGTTTTGAGCGTCTCTTGCAGTTCGTACAAGGCGAAATGGTAGACGCAGTCAATATCACCAGTTCCCAAAGCGATGGACGCTAAGCGGCTGGGTGTTGGCTCGGCAGTAACAACGACAACGTGCGGGAGCCGCCCCTTTCTGTTGCGCACAAGGTTGAGCGCTTCAGATCTAGCGTTTTGTGCGCGGTCACTCCGTATCGTCCATTTGCAAGAAATGCTCGCATGTAAAAGGGGCTGGCCACCATTTTTCTCTCTCAGGCTCGCCAGCGTAGTGACGCTGTCATCCACCAAGAAGTCTTGGGCATTGATGATCGAATCAGGCTCCGCGGCACGTGCGACCACGATGTCTGGTGTGATGGTGTAGTCGCTACCTAACGCTGCAGCAAGTTCTGGATTGCTTTTGGCCGCCCGATCAAGTGCAACCAAGTGGGCGTACTGCTCATACTTGGCGATTTCAAGGCGATTTCTGCCCGATACCTGATGCACATCCCAGGTTCCAGGCCGTAGATGTTGCAGCTTGGCAAATGTCTCTTTGACAAAGTTGGCGCAGATGCCTTCAAACTGGTTGCCAGAGGTTTGCCCGGCAATTCGCTCTCCAACGGTCTCTGATTTCAGAAGTTTTGCTATGCCACTTGCAATAGCTTTGCTTGTGGTGTTGCTTCCATCTGCGTTGCTCACAATGCCAGCAGCGTTGGTCGTCAACGTCGATTTAAGTAGTTCCGCATGAAATCTTTTACGGGCTTCTGAAAACTCTGCTGGCACTGGCATTAAGCAACCTTGAAGGTTCGTTTGACGGAAAGGGCTGAGTGAATTTGCCGTGCTACCGCTGCGGCAACGGGAGGAGGGAAGGCATTCCCTATTTGCCTGTAAGTCGCGGTTTTGCGGCCAAAGAACTTCCACTCATCTGGAAAGCCTTGAATTCTTGCCGCCATTCTAGGTGTGAGCCTTGGCATGCCAACAAAGTCACGGGGCGGTGGTTCGTCCCAAATGCCCATGCCGTCCACACTCAAAGCAGCCCATGCTTTTTTGGCGCGGGTTGGCCCTAAGTCTGGGCCGCCATGTTTCTTGGAGCCGCCAACCAGGGTTGGCCCAATGGCATTGGCCTTTTCACGCCACTCATCAGCCCCAAGCCAGCCATCGGCTTGCATGAGGTCGTGAAGCAGTTCACCAATAGTTGGTGGTGGGGTTGGCTCGGGTTCTGGCCATGAAAAGCCTGAAGCAAGATCTTTGCGAATTCCCACAAACACAACACGTGGCCTGAGTTGGGAAACACCAAAATCAGATGCGTGGAGCAAGCGCCATCCCGGCTCGTAGCCCAGCTTTTTCAATTGTTTGTTGATGTTGTCTCTGTAGTCGTCAAATACAGCATCCAACAAGCCGCGCACGTTTTCCAGCATTACTGCTTGTGGGCGGCACTCATCAACAATCCGCAAGGCTTCAGGGAAAAGGTCTCTTTCGTCATCCGCGCCAAGCTGCTTGCCTGCCTTGGAAAAAGGCGGGCAGGGCACGCCACCGGCGACTAGATCCACACCTTGGTAGGGGCGGCTATCGAATTCGCGCAGGTCACCTTCGATGACGTTCCATTCGGGACGATTGAGTCGCAGCGTCGCACATGCAGGGGGTTCAAGTTCAATCAGTGCAGAGTGGCCAAAACCTGCCATCTCTAGGCCTAGGGCCTGGCCCCCAGCTCCTGCACACATTTCTAACGATGTAAATTGGCTCATTGGGGTGAATTGTGCAGGTGCTATGGCTGTATGGATATACATGCCTCGGATCAACCTTACGCAGAACTATGCCTATCGGCAATTAGTTTTAAAGGCTGTAGCAGGGTGAGGATTGTTAATAACGTTTTCCCTGTGGGTCGTACTGGGCGATGAGTGCTGAGACAAAGTACTGCAACACGTATTCGTCAGCGACCTTCCATTTCCAACGTGCCAGCCAGCTGACCATAAATGCTTTGCATTGGATGAGCCCGTAGTAGACGCCATAGCCTGAAACGAAAATGGCAACAGCAAGCCATCCCAGGTTTACTAGGAAGTCTGGAAAGGAATCATCTGCCATGTACTCTAAAAGGCTGGGCAAAGGGACGTCAGTCGTTCTGCTGATGAGCGCTACGAACAATGCGAAAGAAGAGAGCGCTATGGCAAGTAGTCGCGCTTTTGAGTCTGGGTCGTAAAGCAGCCGCCAATAGTTGATAGCTGGTGTTGAAAAGCGCAACTGGTTCGTGCGCAGTTCAGCAATTTCTTTGACTATGGAGGCAAAGTTGCTGGCAGGCTGTTGGGTGATGCGTTGTAGGTACATATGCTGGACTTGCGCAAGGTGTACGCGTGGTTCATCTGCCCGTAAACCGAAATGTTGTTTTTGCAGCTCTAACTGAGTGCGACCTATCCAAATGTTGGAGAGTAGAAACAGTATTTCTGCTGCGTACATCGGGTAGAGCCACGTAGTGGTTTCAAACCAAAGCTTGTGCCCAAAAGATGATGCCAATGCAATTCCTACGAGCCCAGCAAATGCAACTCCTGTGATGCCCCAGCTTGCCCACTGAAAGCTGATGATGCTTGGGTAGAACTGTTTGCCTTCAAAGGTGTGAAAGTATTCGGCAGCCATTGCGTAGTACTTGTCCATGTGCCTCTCTTAGTTTGATTTTCTGTTCCAAGCATCTTAACTTTGCTATCAATTTGATTGATGTTTTCGTTGCTGCATAAGCCATAGAAGCCTGCGACAAAATTTAGAGAACTAGTTCGTCTGGTTTGTTCGCAGCACCCCGCCGACCATCGGCGCATGGGTATTTACAGCCACCTCACCACCGAACAGCTCCATGCCAAGCGCGACACGTTTCTGTTTGCGCTGGAAGCGCGCCTGACGCTGCCCACCACGGCCAGTGGGGAAGGGCGCTCGGTACAGTTTGGTCAAGCCCCTGCAGACATTGAGCGGCAACTGCGTGCCGTGAATGAAGAGTTGGCCCGCCGCTGCGGCGGTGTCACCCGTGGCCCCATTTACCTGGCGTAAGCACATGGGGCGCAACAGCAAACAACACAACCGCCGCCAGCGTGCAGCTGCGTCTGTCACCGCAGGTGCTGGCATGACGGCGTATCAGGGCGCATCGCACTCTGACCTGGCTTTGCGTGACTGGCAGCCGTTTGCGGGCAGCCCCGATGCCGATTTGCTGCCTGAACTGGACACGCTGACCAGCCGCAGCCGTGACCTAGCCCGCAACGATGGCTTGATGGCCGGCGGCCTGCAAACCCACCGCGACAACATTGTGGGTGCGGTGCTGCGCCTGTCGGCCTTGCCGGATTACCGCCTGCTGGGCTGGACGCCCGAGCAAGCCCGTGAGTGGGGCAACAAGGTAGAAGCGCACTTTCGCAGCTGGGCAGACACCACGGATTGCGATGCGGCGCGCACGCTGGATTTGCTGGGGCTGACGGTGCTGGCACTGGGTGGCGAGATGGTGAACGGCGATGCCGTAGCGATTCCCAAATGGCTGCCGCGCCCAGACAGCCCTTGGGCCACGCGCTTGAGCCTGCTGGAGTCTGACCGCCTGCAAACGCCCCCGTACCTGGAGGGCATGGCCCGCATTCGCCGTGGTGTGGAGTTTGACCGCGATGGCGCGCCGCTGGCCTACTACTTTCAGGCCGCGCACCCCGGTGATGCGCTGTATCTGCGTGGTGATGAGGTGCAAGACCTGCACCGCTGGGAGCGTGTGCCCGCCTTCACCCCATGGGGCCGCCGCCGCGTGATTCACCTGCATGCCAAAGAGCGCACGGGCCAAACCCGTGGCCGCCCGATTGTGAGCGCGGTGATGCGTGAGTTCCACATGGCGGGCAAGTACGCACAAAACGAGTTGCAGGCCAGCTTGGCCAATTCGCTGGTGGCAGCGTTTTTGGAGTCGGATCTGGACCCGGAATCTGCCGGTGCGCTGTTTGGGCAAGACCCGCGTGCGGCGTGGGGCACATCCGTCAAGCAGGCGCAAAGCATTGGCAAGTTGCAGGGGGCGGCCGTCATCCCGCTGCCCGTGGGTGCGCGCATGAACAGCTTTACGCCGGGGCGCCCCAATGTGGCGTTTGATGCCTTCATGCTGGCGGTGGAGCGCCGCATTGCCGCAGGCATGAACCTGCCCTATGAGCTGTTTGCCAAAGACTTTAGCCGCGTGAACTACAGCAGCGCCCGCGCCGCCTTGCTGGAGGCGTGGCGCTACTTTCATGGCCGCCGCCGCTGGCTCACAGCCAACTGGCTCAAGCCCATTTATGAGTTGTGGCTGGAAGAGGCGGTGAACACGGGCGTGATTGACGCGCCCGGCTTTTACGCCAACCGCTACGCCTACACACGCTGCCGCTTTGTGTTTGGCGGCAAGGGCTGGGTTGACCCTGTGAAAGAAATCACCGCCGCCAAGCTGCGGCTGGAGATTGGCGTTTCCACCCTGGAGCAAGAGTGTGCAGAGCAGGGGCTGGATTGGGAAGAAGTGCTGCACCAGCAGCGCATTGAAGCGCAGCGCCGTGCTGAGCTGGGCCTGCAAGCGCCTGCGCAAGCTGCATGGGTGGTCAGCCCCAACGCACCCGATGCGCCCGGCCAAGACGATCAAGACAACAAAGAGCGCCGCGACAGCGGTGCAAGCGCAAAGGGCCAGGCATGAGTAGCCGCACCTATCCCCACTTGGCAGACCGCCTGCTGAACACGCCGCTGCTGCTGCACCCGCAAAAGCTGGACGCCATCATTGCCGGGCTGGGTGGCCGTTTGCTGGGCGTAGATGGCTTGCAGATAGACGCCGCCACGCTGACCGCCCGCGCTGCCTTGCCTGCAGAAATGTTTACCACCCGCCGTGGTGAGCGCACAGAGCGCGGCTACCGCGTGGTGGATGGCGTGGCGGTGATTAGCGCCATGGGCGGGCTGGTGCACCGCACCAAGCTGACGGCCGACAGCAGTGTGCTGATTGGCTACAACGACTTGGCCGCAGACATGGAAGACGCGCTGGGCAAGGCCGACGTGCACGCCATTGCACTGGTGATGGACAGCCCCGGCGGTGAAGTGGCTGGCGCGTTTGAGCTGGCAGACCGCATCTATGCCGCCCGTGGCCGCAAGCCGATTGTGGCCGTGGCCGATGGCATGGCCGCCAGCGCTGCCTACCTGGCTGCCAGTGCTGCCGATGAGGTGGTGCTTACCAACACCTCTTACGTGGGCTCCATTGGCGTGGTGATGCGGCATGTGGACTTTAGCCGTGCGTTGGCCAATGACGGCATCACCGTATCGCACATCTTTGCTGGCGAACACAAGATCGACGGCAACCCTTACCAGCCCTTGCCTGATGCCGTGCGCGCTGCGCTGCAGGCCGACATTGAGGGGCTGTACCAGATGTTTGTTCAGGCCGTGGCCAAGCACCGCGGCATGGACGAGCAAGCCGTGCGCGACACGCGCGCCGGCGTTTACCGGGGCGTAGCCGCTGTGGCTGCGCGTTTGGCTGACCGCATTGGCACTGTCGATGCGGTGGTGGCTGAGCTGGCGGCCCGGCGTACCTCTCCTGCCTCCTCGGCAGCAGGGCTTTCTTACCAACCACAGGGAACCTCCATGTCACAAGCATCCGCGAATGCAGCGGCCGCAGCTCCTGCTGCGCCCGCTGGTGCCACCACAACCGCAGTAGCCACCACGGCAGCAGCACCCGCTGCATCTGCATCTGCCAGTCAGACCGATCTGGACAAGGCGCATGCCGAAGGCGCCGCCGCTGAGCGCGCCCGCGTCACGGCCATTACCAGCCACGCCAATGCGGCAGCCAACCCCGCCATTACCCAGCAGTGCATTGCCACGGGCCTGAGTGCCGAGCAGGCCAAGGGCTTTTTGGATGCAGCTCCTACGGCGGCTGCCACTACGGCCGGCGCACAGGCGACCAACCAGTTTGCCGCTGCTATGGCCGCCCTGGGCAACCCCAACGTCTCTGGCGTAGAGGCTGCTGGTCCACAAGGCGGTGCAGCCGAAGCGCAAGCCAGCGGCGCGGGCTGGGACAAGGCCTTTGGCGTGTCTAGCCACTAAAGCCAATCTCTTTCAACAGGAGCGCAAATCATGGATCAACAACAACCCGGCACCGCTTGCTACTTGGTGAGCGAGGCCAACGGCACTCGCTCGCGCGATGTGATCACCTTGGCCGCTGGCCACAACTGCCTGCCAGGCACGGTGCTGGGCAAGGTCGCCGCTACTGGCAAATATGAGCCGGTAGACCCAGCCAATGGCTCCGGCCAGGGCGAAACACCGGACGGCAGCCACACCGCCGTTGCTGTGCTGTTTGCCGCGGTGGATGCCACCGCTGGCGAGAAGCCTGCAGTGATCACCGCACGTGATGCAGAGGTTGAGGCAGCTGCCTTGATCTGGCCCACAGCCATCACCCCCACCCAAAAAACCGCAGCACTGGGCCAGTTGGCCGCAGTGGGCATTGTGGCGCGCTGATTGCGCCAGAAAGACACAAGGTACACCACATGGCAGACCTCGCACTCTTGGCTTCGCACGGCGCTTTCAGCATGACTTCGCTGTCTGCGGCCATTCAAAAGGCACCTTATGTGCCACAACTGCTGGGGCAGATGAATATCTTCACCCCCGAGCGCTCGCGCACCACCACCATTGCGGTGGAAGAAAAGGGTGGCGTGCTCTCGCTCATCAAGTCTTCGCAACGCGGTGCCCCACTGGAAGAGGCGCAAGGTGAGAAGCGCACTATGAAGTACTTTGAGACCACCCGCATTGCGCGTGGCAAGACGCTGTACGCGCATGAGCTGCAAAACATCCGCGCCTTTGGTGAAGTCAGTGAGTTGCAGGCGGTGCAAAACGAGCTGGCCTCCATCATGGACGGAAAAACCGGTTTGCGCGCTGCGGTGGAGTTGACCCACGAAAACATGCGCCTGGGCGCCGTGCAGGGCAAGGTGATGGATGCCGATGGCTCCACCGTGCTGTTTGACTGGTACAGCCAGTTTGGCATCAGCCAGCCGGCTGAAATCAACTTCGACTTGGCTAACGCAACCGCTGAGGGCGGAGAGATTCGCAAGAAGTGCAATGCTGTCATTCGCAGCATGATGCGCGCTAGCCACGGCGCTTGGCTGCCGGGCCAGACCTATGCCGTTGGCCTGTGTGGCGATAACTTCTTTGATGACTTGGTTAGTAATGCTGAGACGCGCGGCACCTACCTGAATCAGCAGGGTGCCAGCGAACTGCGCAACGACGTGGGCCAAGCCTTTGGCTCATTCCGCTACGGCAACATTCTGTTCATTAACTATCGCGGCACGGACGACGAAAGCACAGTGGCAGTGGGTACTGACAAGTGCCAGTTCTTCCCCGTGGGTGCGCCCGACGCGTTCAAGGTGGGCTTCTCGCCAGCGGAGTTTCTGCCCTTTGTGAACACTCCCGGCCAAGACGTGTACGCCATGGTGGTGGTGGACAAAGACCGTCAGGCCTGGGCGCGCCCAGAGGTGTACAGCTACCCGCTGTTCATGTGCACCCGCCCCGGCATGCTGCAGCGCGCCAAGCGCAAGGCATAAGCGAGCATGCACTTATGGCGCACAACCTCGTTCCATTTGCAGCGGTGAATGCCCTGATCAATCAGGGCGTGAGCCAGCTGCTGTCCAACGCCACGGCAACGTGGCAGGGCAGTGGACATGCCTTTGGCGTGGTGTTCAAGCGTGAGCAGGCTGATGGCTATATGTCAGAGGCTGTCACGGCGGCCATCCACACCGTCAGCCTGTGTGTGGCCAACGCCCCCGGCATTGCAGAGGGTAGCGAGGGCTTGCGCATCAACGGCCAGGTCACACGCATCACCGGCCCGGTGGTGCCCGATGCCAGCGGCTGGGCCACGTTCCCCATTGTGTTCACGGAGGGTGCCCATGCTGGCCCTTGAAACCTTGATTGCCCAGCGCCTGCGTGCGCAGGGCGCTTTCACGGGCTGGCACGTGCGTGAGGGCTGCCAGGACGCAGACCGGCGCGCTGTGCCTGCGGTGGATGTGCGCATGGGCGGTGCCAGCGTGCCCCAGGTGCGCAAGCCTGCTGCCACGCTGCAGCCTGAGTGGGCTGTCACTTTGGTGGTGCGCCGTGGCCCCGACGCGGCCCAGCAGCTGGATGCTGCGCTGGCAGCCGCCATCACCTGCCTGCACAACTGGCGCCCGGCCGATGCAAGTGGCCGTGGCTGGACAGAGCTGCAAATCAGCCGCGTGCTGCCTGCGGACTTTGCCGACGTGGCCTTGGTGGGCTACGAAATCACTTTCACCACGGCGGCTGTGTTCAACGGCCAGCCTTGACCCCTGTTTTTAGGAGCACCCCATGCCTTTGCAACATGAGAAAAGCCAGTACCTCATCCCCCGTGGCCGTGCGTACTTTGACCCGTTTGATGCCAATGAGCGCCTGACTGGCGAGATTGACCTGGGCAACTGCCCCGGCATCAGCCTGACCATTGAGACCGAGAAGGCCGAACATTTCAGCAGCCAGACCGGCCTGCGTGAAAAAGACGGCAGCTGGGTGGTGCAGGTGCAGCGCACCGGCTCCATGCAGTGCGACAACTTCAGCCCGCAAAACGCGGCGCTGTGGCTGACAGGTTCGCACGAAGTCAAAACCCAGGCGGCTACCCCTGTGACTGATGAAGAGCGCACCGTGCTGCCTGGCCGCCAGTACCAGCTGGGTGCCACTGCAGCCAATCCGCTGGGCGTGCGCAATGTGACGGGCATCACGGTCTCCCCCAAAGGTGGCGGTACTGCATATGTAGCAGGCACTGACTACAACGTGGACACTGAGACTGGCCGCGTGCAGATCATGGAAGGTGGCGCCATTGCGGCATCCACAGAGGTGGTGTTTGGCTACACCCCTGTGGCGGGCAAGTTTGAGTCCGTCAAGTCCGGCGCCAAGTCGGAATTGACCGGTGCGCTGCGTGTGGTGTCGGACAACGCTGCCGGCGGCAACCGTGACTGGTTCCTGCCCAAGGTCACGCTGACCGCTGGGGGCGATCTGACCTTGATTGCCGAAGGCACCGACGTGGTGGTGATGGAGTTTGAACTGGAAGCCCTCAAGCCCGCCAACGCCGAGGCCATCTACTGCGATGGCCGCCCCGTCGCTGAGTAACCCCCATTCCCTGCACAACCGCCCGGCCTAGCCGGGGCGGTTTGCCCTGTGGCCGCGCTGGCTGCAGCGCAAACCGTTAGCCACCACTTGCTTGCAACCTCATGGCCTTTAAACCCATTCAGATCGTCATCAACGCCAAAGACAACGCGTCTGCGGTGCTGGGCCGTCTTGAGGGCAAGATCAAGGCGGTGGGCATTGCCGTTGCGGGCTACTTTGGCATCAAGGCATTTGCAGGCGGCATTCAGGGCGCGGCAGAGTTTGAAGCCGCCATGAGCCGTGTGAAGGCTGCCACCGACGGCACTGCTGAGGAGATGACTGCGCTGACCAAAGCAGCGCAAGGTGCTGGCACCAGTACCAAGTACACCAGTGTCGAAGCGGCAGGTGCCCTGGAAAACTTAGCCAAGGCAGGTTTGAGCGCTGGCGACTCTATCAAGGCGCTGCCCGCCGTGCTGGCACTGGCGCAGGCCGGTGATGTGGAGCTGGCCACTGCCAGCGAATACGTGACCAAGGCCGTCATGGGCATGGGCTTGGCCTTTGATGACGCGGGCCGCGTGGCCGACGTGCTGGCCAAAGGTGCCAACGCCACCAACACCAGCGTGGAGGGCTTGGCGCAGGCGCTGAGCTATGCAGCCCCTGTGGCCAACTCGCTGGGCGTGAGCCTGGAGAGCACGGTGGCCATGGTTGGCAAGCTGGCCGATGCGGGCATTGACGCCAGCCGTGCGGGTACTGCGCTCAACAGCGTCATGAGCCAGTTTGCCAACCCGGCCTCCAAGTTCCGGCAAGAGCTGGGTGCTGCGGGCATTGTGACCACTGACTTTGACAAGGCCTTGCGACAGCTGGCTGCCAGTGGCCCAGCGGGTGAGCGGGCCATCAATGCGGTGGGCATGGAGGCTGGGCCGGGTCTGCGCGCCTTGCTCAACCAGGGCATGGGTGCTTTGGATGGGCTGACGAAGAGCCTGCAAAACGCCCAAGGCAGCGCCGAGGCTGCAGCGCGCACTATGTCTGACAACCTCAAGGGGTCAATGACGGGTTTGGGCAGCGTGTGGGATTCGGTTGTGACCACCCTGAACACGCCGGTGCTGCCTGTGCTCAAGCAAGGGGTGGATGCGCTGATTGAATCGCTGCGCCGCTTGATTGATGATGGGTCTGTGGCTCGCATGGGGCAGGTCCTGGCCAGTGCCTTTGACAGCGGTATCAAGGGTGTGCAGGGCTTCATGGCTACGCTCAATGTGGATCAAATCATTCTGCGCATGCAGGTGATTGCCAGCGAGACGGGTGAAGCCTTCCAGCGCATCACCACCTTTGCCACCAATGCAGGCAACGCCGTGCGCATGGCGTGGGGGGTGATGTCTGCGGGTACGCATGCCGTCATGGCTGTCATCTACAAAGTAGGTGAAGCATTTGCGGGCGTAGCCAGCAACATTCAGTCTGGCTTGGCGCTGCTGTATGACGGGCTGAGTAAGGTGAGCTTTGGCGCGGTCTCAAGAGCTTATGCCCAGGCTGCTGCTGAGGTGCGGTTGTCGGCAGAGGCCACCTGGGCGGCATCGCAAGCATTGGCAGACAAATCCAGCGAATCCTTCAATGCTATGGCTGACAGCGCCCAGATGGCGCGCGACGGCTGGGCAGGTTTGACGGAGACGGTAGAGCACACCAACAAGGTTTTGCCAAGCTTGGGCAAATCCGTGCAAGAGGTGGCTGCGCAGATTGAGGCAACTGGGCAGGCGGCAGCCAAAGCCAAGGCTGCGGTAGAGGCCAAGGCTGAGTCTGACCGCAAGGCGGCAGAGTCGGTCAAGCTGCTCAAGCAAGAGTATGAAAGCCTGATTCGCTCGGGCAACCTGCAAGAGGCGGCCAAACGCCTGATTGAGATTGACCGTGCGCAACAGCAGCTGAGCAAGTCTGCGGGCAAGACACAGGAAACGGCAGACTTGCTGGAGCAAGCCTACAAAAACCTGGGGTTGACCACCAATGCAGAGCTGACAAAAGCTGCTGATGCCGCGCGTGAGTCTTTTGCGATGCTGGCAAAAGACGGTACGCAGCCACCACAACGCATTGCCGAGGCGTGGAAAGTCATGGCTGAACGGGTAATTGCCGCCAATGGCGGGATTGCCCCCAGTTGGTTGAAGGTGGAGGCTGCAGCCAAAGGCTATGAAATTGCGGTGGACAAGGCGGGCAAGTCGGTGGCCAGCACTGAAAAGGCCACGCTGCGCGCTACGGGCAATATGGCCAAAGGCTATCAGGCGTTGGGTGATGCGGCAGATGATGCAGACCGCCGCATGCAGCGTGTGGGTGGTGGCAACAAGCCTGATCGACCTGATCGTCACCAGCACAACGGGCCAGATCGCAAGCCGGGTGATGACCGAAAACCCGGTGACGATAACCAGTCAGACGAGGACCGTAAGCCGCCTCCGGGGAAAAAGCGGCCTTATATCCCTAGAGGCCCGCACAAGCCATTTGAAAAAGGGTCGGTCTCTACGGTAGGTAAGTCACAAACCAACTCCATCCAAGACCTGGTGCCCGTGTTTGAAACCGAGGCCGAGCTGGATGCCTGGTGGAAAGAGTGGCAGCGCCAGTACAAAGAGCAAAACCCGTTTGACACCAAAAGCCGTGGTCAGCTGGGCAACTACATGTTCGCCACCACCAAGTTCGCCATGGAAGGTGCGCGCAAGCAGATCAAGCTGCAGCAGGCTGTCAAATCTGCAGGACAGGCAGCACAGCCTGTGCAATCTGCAGCACCCATGCCGGAAGTGAGTACGGCCCAGCAACTGGTCACGCAGGTGCACCGCCATGAAATCTCCATCGGCGGGCGTGACTTGGGTGCCATCCAAACCGATGCAGCAGGCAGCAATGTGCTGCAGCAGCTGATGGGGGAGCTGGAGCGCAGCGCAAAACTGACAGGAGCATCGTTCTGATGGCCTCGCATTTTCTGAATGGTATTGCCCTGCCTGCCGGCATGTTGTGGGTGGATGAATTCAGCTGGGCGCAGGCCCAGCGCAGCGTGGAGCGCAGCATCACCGGCGCGCAAATCATTGATGTGGCCGCCAAGGTGGCTGGCCGCCCCATCACTTTGCAAGGCGCGCAAGACCAGGGGTGGATCCGCCGCGCCACGTTGCTGGCGGTGCGTGCATTGGCAGACACGCCTGATGGTCAGTACCCACTGACCCTGGCTACGGGCGAGCAGTTCACGGTGATGTTCGCACCAGAAGAGGCCATTGAGGCACAGCCCATCAGCAGGCCAGAGCTACCTGCCAACACCAATCCCTATGTCGCCACGCTGCGGCTGATGACGGTTTAAGAACAAGGACAAGCGTGCAATGACCAGCATTCAAGACGGTGATATCAAACTGCTCAAATCCAAAGTCATGGACGATGTGCCCGAGGGTGGCGGTGGCCCCACGGGCAACGTGATTGGCTGGGGGCAGAGCAACGATGTGTTTGATGACATCACCGAAGTAGCGCGTGCTGGTGGGCAGGTCAGCATTCGCCAACTGTTTGGTGCGGTGCAGACGGGCAATACCGAGCCGTTGATGGATGCCAACATCATCATTGACCAACCTGCCACAGACCCCAATGTCAGCATCACGATCGCTTCGTGCGCGCCCTTTGCCAAGCGCAGCGAGATTGCCACGGCCATTGCCAACTACCTGATTGCCGGTACCGAGTGGAACGGCATTTTGCTGGGCTACCATGTGCAGGGGCAGGGCAACATTCAGATCTTCCACCGTGTGGGTACCTCTGCGCCGCCCATTGGTCGCACGCTGGTGCTGGTGCAAGATGAAGGCAAGGCCACAGAAAAGCGCCAGTTTGTGCGCATCATCCGTACAGATTCGGTGGAGCGCACGTTCACTTTCATCACATCGTCTGGGCAGATCGTGGACTACCAAGCACAGGTGACAACTTGTGAAATCGGTAGCCGATTGGATCATCCCTTTGTAGGCAGTGAACCTAATCGCGCATTCAGCCGCGATGCCAACGCAACGCGCTTGCGTGACACCACGGTGGCCGATGCCATTCAGTTCTACGGAGCATCGCCCATCACAGCGGCTTACACGCTGGGTGATCCGGCACGACAGGTGAAGGTCTCCAGCATCTACACCCAGCTGGTGCCCAGCAGCCGCACCGAGCGCGTCAATCTGGACCAGCGTCCGGCGGCCATGCGCAGCATCACCTTGGCCACCGGCCTGCGTGAGGTGACGGTGCCCATCACGCCCCATACCTACCGTTTCAAGGTGGGCCAAGAAAACCGGGGCTACAGCTGGACGGCCATCTTGCGCCCGTTCCCCAGTCAGGGCACGTTGGTCATCAGCTTCATGGTGCTGGGCACTTGGTACACCTGCCAAGACAACGGTGCGGGTGAGCTGGTGGGTGATGCCGTCGGCACCATCAATTACGCCAATGGCTCGGTGGCAGTCACCTTGCCTGCACTGCCTGACGTGGGCTCTGCGGTGCTGTTTCAGTGGGGCGAGACCACGGGTTTTGTCAATCGCAGCAGCACCTTGCTGCAAGTGCGCCAGCCGGAGTATGTGCTGCAGCTGGATCACCCGCCGGTGCCGGGTACTTTGCAGATTGCATGGGAGAGCGGTGGTGTACTCAAAACCGCCACCGACACCGTGGGGGTGCTGGCCGGTGATGCTGCTGGAGAAATCAACTACGCCAGCGGCGAGCTGCTTATCAAGCCCGCTTTGGCAGCGTGGATGGATGCGCAGGGCGAGTTCAGCATCACTTACCAGTACGCCACCATCATCACCAAGAATGTGACTGCATCACCCGATGCGGCAGGCTTTGCCACCATTGCGCTAGACAGCGTGCCCGCAGCTGGCAGTGTGCAAGTGCAGTGGGTGACAGCACGCAACGTCACTGCCAGCAGTGGCGGCAGCAGCACCGGCGCATCTGCAGGCAAAGGCAGTGGCAAGCACATTGGTGCGCTGGCACAGGGTAACGGTAGCTTTAAGCCCTTGGTGCGTCAGTATGGCATTCCAAACGGTGTCAGCCAGCAGGCCACCTACAGCACCAGCACGGTGGCCAGCAGCAAAACGCAAGAGCTGCAGACCCACTTGCTCACCGACGATGCCGCAGGCAGCTTTGGCGCGCGGGGCACCATCAACTACGCGGGTAAAAGCTTGACCGTAAAGCTGGTGGACCTGGATGCCAGCACCGAGGGCTATCAAAGCAGCTACGAAAACAGCACGGCCTTTGAAACTGCCACCATGAACGGCGGCAGTGTCAGCAACAGCGCTGCGCAAAAGGGCGGGCAAAGCAGCACAGTGGCGGTGTCTGAGCAGATTCTGGCGGCCAGTACGGTGCAGGTGACATATGCAGAAAGCTTTGCCAGCCCGCTCACAGCAGTGCAGTCGTGGCAGCCGCCTGCGTTGAGTATTGACCTGTGCCCCTACACCAGCCAATACGTGGTGCCCGGCAGCGTGCAATTCACCTGGATGGGGCATGCCTACATCGATGTGGATGGTGACATCATTCGCGACCGCACCTCCAGCAACCCTGGCACTGTGGCGGGGCGTATGGACTATGCCGCAGGCATTGCCTATCTGAATGACTATGTGGTGACTACGGCAGCACCGCTGGTGCTGGAGAGTTTGTGGACCAGCCGCAAGGATTGGACGGCCGGCAGTGTGTTCTTTCGCACCCCGGCTGCGCCCGTGGCCGTGCAGGGCATCACCCTGAACCTGTCCGATGCGCAAGGCAACGTACTCACCTTCACGCCGGATCTGGAGGGCTACTTCAACACCGCGCAAAGCCGTGGCCGGATTGACTACCAGGCGGGCCTGACTGAAATCCAGTTCGGCGCTTTTGTGGATGTGGCCGCGCTGACCGATGCCGAGCGTGCAGAGTGGTGGTTCGACCAGGCAGACGTGGGCGCCGTACAGGCGGGCAAGATCTGGAAGCCGCTGCCCGTAGACCCCACCACGCTGCGCTTTAACAGCGTGACTTATGTGTACCTGCCGCTGGATGCCGACATCATTGGCATGGACCCCGTGCGCCTGCCCAGCGATGGGCGCGTGCCGGTGTTTCGCAATGGCTACTACGTGGTGGTGGGGCACACCGCCGCGCTGCCTGCGGCCACGCTCAGTGCCAGCCAGGTCATCAACTGCGCCCGCACCCGTTTGAGCCGGGTGTGGATCGTGGGGGCAGACGGTCAAAAAATCCAGAGCGGCTGGAGCGTAGACCTGGATGCCGGCCTGCTCAGCATTGCAGATGTGACCGGCTGGGCCCAGCCCGTGCGCGTGCACCACCGCATCGAAGAAATGGCGCGGGTGTCAGACGTGCAGATCAACGGCACGCTCACGTTGACCAAGGCACTCAGCCACGACTTTCCCGCGGGCAGCGTGGTCAGCAGCGCCCTGTACACCGGCACCATCCGTGCCCGTGTCAGTCATTTGTTCGACCAGGCGGCCTGGGTAGATCAGGCATGGTCAGACGGCGTTATGGGCAACGCCGCCCCTGCGCAATACAACGACACGGCCTTTCCGCTGGTGGTCACCAACGCCGGTGCACTGTCCGAGCGTTGGGTGCTGCGCTTTACCAACACCACCACCGTGGAAGTGATTGGTGAGCACGTGGGCAACTTGGGCAGCTTCCCCATTGCCAGTGACATTGCACCCATCAATCCCAACACCCGTACAGATACGCACTCAGGCGTGCCTTATTTCACGCTCAAAGCTGGTGGCTGGGGTGGAGGTTGGGCAGCGGGGAACATTTTGCGCATCAACACCGTAGGGGCCATGCAGCCGTTTGCCTGCATTCGCACCGTGCAGCCCAGTGAGGCAGCGGGCACGGATTACCAATTTGGCCTGACCGTGCGCGGCGACATTGACCGCACGCCCCAGCTTTGAAGGAAAGAGCAAACATGCAATCTACACGCAGCCCTAAAGACACCAGCGTCAAGCTTTTTACCAGCGAGATGGTGGGCGCCCCCAGCTTGACCCAGGCAGCAGGTGCTTTGATCGATGTGCTGTCAGCCTGCCTGGTCAACGGCTTTGGCATGCAGCAGGCCAGCAGCTTTACGGTGACTGCAGGCGTGGGGCAGATCACGGTGCCCGTTGCCACTGGCTGGGAGCGCATGTGCGTCATCGATGTGGCAGGCTGCGCTGATGCCAGCTACAACGGCGAGTACAAGCTTACGCAGGTTTCTGCAGATGGCCTGCGTGTGAGCTTCCCGATTGATGCGCCTGATGGTGCGGTGCTGGGCGCGTCGATTACGGTCAAGCTGGCAGCAGCGGGGTGGCTGTTGCGCTTTGCAGATCCGGCAACCAACAAAGCGGTGTACATGCCTGGCACGCCGCAATGGGCCGGGCATTGCTTGTGGGTAGAGGATGTGGCTGGCTCTCATGCCAATGTGCGTGGGTATGAGAGCATGACCAGCGTAGATGACGGGCTCGGAATGTTCCCTCAGGTCGCCAAGCTTGCTGTCGCAACCTGGCCTAAAGCAACATCGACTGTGCGGCCTTCACGATGGTTGTTTCTAGCGGGCGACCGGCTTTTATATGCAGGTATTGCAGCCGGTTACGCAGGTAACACGTCCAACGTTGCGTACATGATGCGCTGGTTTGGGCGTTTCGAGCCTCTCACCCCCGGCGACATGCACGCTATCACCCTGTCAGTGCAAAGCACCACCTCAGTTACCGGAGGCTCAATTGGCTCAGGATGCGCATCGGTATCCGAAGTCACTATGCAAGAGTTAATTTCTACGGCCAGAACGCCAGATGGGATGACAACCGCTATCTCAGGAGCTGTGACACTGCTTTACCCATACAGTTCTGAGAGCGGGGGGGACGCAACTTGCGGCAATGCAACAGGCCTAGACGTAGGTAGTCTAGTGTTTGCGCAGAAGTTTCTGCGACACGCCGCTACAAACTATCCGAGAGCACGTATGCCGGCGATTTTGCACGCCATGCACTCAAGCGTGTACTCGGTTGTCAGTGAAGGAGCCCAAGTCAGTCTGCAAGGCCGTGCGCACAAGATATTTCCAGGGCCACAAAGAACGAGCGGGGGCATGACCGGCCTGTGGCTGTGCGCTATTGATGTTGAGGGGCCATGGACATGATTTGGGAGCCCTTTTTTTGTTATGAGCTGCGCGGTGGGCGCACCCCTTTGGGTGCACAGAGTGGGCTAATCTATGGCACCGTACAAGCCCAGCAAGGCGAGCTGTTGCAGCACGTTTGGCGGCGCGTGTGCCTGTTTATTCAGCGTGATGGCGTATTTGTTGCTGAGACCTGGAGTGACAAAACAACGGGCACTTACCGCTTTGAGCGTTTGGATAACGCAGAAACCTACTTTGTCATTGCCTTTGACCACACAGGCATGCACCGTGCGGTGGCTGCGAATGATCTGGTGCCAGAGGTGCCCGCATGAGCGCGACAGAACCTGTATGGCGCGTGGCGCCTGCCTTGTTGCTGGCCCAGCTGCAAGCCACGCTGGCGCGTCTGGATGGTGAAACAGGCAATGCCTGCATTCGCCTGTACAGCACGCCCCGCCCGGAAGGCATGGGACAAGGTGCTGCACCCATGGCGCAGGTGCAGCTGGCGCGGCCTGCGGGTGTAATTACGGCGCAAGGGCTGCTGCAACTCACACCTGCAGACACTGCGGGTGCCATGGTGCTCGAATCTGGCACACCCCGCTGGGGTGAGCTGGTGGCTGCAGATGGTGCAGTGCTGGCTGATGGCAATGTGACGGATGCTGAACATGGTGGCTGCTTCCAAGTCAGCGGTGGGCAGACACCAGAGGGTGACGATGCACCGGTGTTCTATGCCGGCGGCCTGATCACGCTGGCTGCAACTGCGCTGGGCTAGGGCAGCACATGGCCGCTACCCCACTTGTCTTCAAGCAGCAGCATCAGGGCGCGGGCAACCCCGTGCAATTGTTGCTGGGCGCAGATGAAGGCACGCCCCATCAAAACTACACGCTGGCAGCGGCTGGGCGCATTACGCTGGGTATGCGTGGTCAGGTGCGCATGGCCAGCGTGTTGCTGCTGCAAGCCCAAGGGCGCATCACCGGCCTGCGCGGCACCGTTGCCGTGGGCTGGCAGGTGAACGTCTCGCGCCCCAGCGTGGCTATGGCTACCGATGCCGCCCAGCCAGCGCAGCCTCTGCGTGCGGCCGTGCAAGGCGTGTGGCAGCAGGCGCAGCGCCAGCAAAGCGCGGTGCAGCAGATCTGGCAAGACGCAAAACATGTTTCCCAACAGGTGCGCAGCCTGTGGCAGCAGGCCCAGCCGCTGCGCGGCGCGGGGGTGGATGCCATGCAAGATGCCGCCCCTGTGCGCCACGGCGTGCGCAGCGGGTTTGAGCAAGCCTGGCGCCGCCACAGCGCCGTGCTGGATGGCATGCAAGACGCGCAGGCCGTGCGTGCCGCCACCTTGGCCGCCTTTGAGCAAGCCGTGCGCCTGCGCGGTGCCCTGCAAAGCCGCATGCAGCAAGGCGTGCCCATGGGGGGCTACTGGCTCACCAGCTTTGCCCATGGCCTGCCCGTGCGTGTGGATGTGGGTGGCCGCTACCAAGAAGCCACCAAGCCCGGCCCCGGCCAGTGGGCGTGGCCGCAGCCGCCCAAGCCCCAGCCTTGCTACGTGCCCGGTTTGCCTGCGGCCTTGGTGTTTGAGCAAGCCTACGCCCCCGGCCTGCCTGCTGCGCTGGTGTTTCGCTGCGGCGGCAAAACGCCGGGCCCGCAGCCCACGCCGCACTACGTCATCCCCTTACTGCCTGCCTATATGCAAGTTAACGAACTTACCGCACACCTGCTGCCGGGTATGGAGCCCGTGCCGCTCGCTGACTTAACCTTGGCCGCTGACGATGATGGCTACGGCTGGAGCCTGACTGCCAACGGCCCAGAGCACCTGATGGACCAGCTGGCCCCCGTGGCCGGGCTGCCCGCCCGCGTGCGGGTCGAGGTCAACGGCATCGCCTTTGTGTTTGCCATCACCAGCACCGCGCGCAGCCGCAGTTTTGAGCGCAAGCGCGTGGCGGTGCAGGGCGTCAGCGTCACCGCCATGCTGGGCGCACCCTATATGCCGCAGCAAAACTGGCTCAGCACGGCAGACGCTACCGCCCAGCAGCTGGCCGTGCAAGCGCTGGAGTTCACCGGCGTGGGGCTGGACTGGCAAATTGCCGACTGGCTGGTGCCCGCCGGGGCGTGGAGTTTTCAGGGCACGCCCCTGCAGGCCGTGCTGCGCGTGGCAGAAAGCGTGGGCGCTGTAGTGCGCAGCCACCCCACGGCAGAGCAGCTCATCATTGCGCCACGTTACCCCGTGCTGCCGTGGCACTGGGCAGAAGCTGTGACTGATGTGCAAATGCCAGCCGCCGTCATCGTCACCGATGAGCTGCGGCCCGAGCCCCGCGCCGATTACAACGCCATCTACGTCACCGGTGGCAGCGTCGGCGGCGTGCAAGGCCACGTGGTGCGCACCTTGAGTGCGCGAGACAAGCTGGCCCCTGCGGTGCAGGACGACCTCATCACCCATGCCGATGCCGCCCGCATGCGCGGCCAATGGGCACTGGCAGCCAGTGGCAACAAGCTGCTGCAAACCATCAGCATGCCCGTGCTCACCGGTGGCACCAACCCCGGCATCGTGCGGCCCGGCCAGTTGCTGGAAGTGCTTGATACCGACGGCCCCTGGCGCGGCTTGGTGCGCGGCGTCAGCGTCAGCGCCGCACTGCCCAAAGTGCGCCAGCAACTCACCGTGGAAAGAGTGGCCGCATGAGCACCAACCTCTACAAGCGCCTCAAAGCCCTGCTGCCCGATGCCCCCGTGCTGACCGGCACCGTCACCGTCCTGCATGCCGACGGCACTGCTGATGTCGCCCAAGACGGCGGCGCGGGCCAGCTGCGTGTGCGCAACCCCCTGCTGCAGCCAAGCGGCGCGCGGGTGTACCTGCAGGGTGGGGCCATCACCGGGCCAGCGCCTGATTTGCCCTACGTATTGATTGAAGTCTGAACCACACACAACACCGAGCACAGAAAGAGAGGCGGGCATGGACGACTGGGGCGACGAGCTGCCGGTAATCAACATCGAGCAGGTCAATCAACGCTTTGACAAAGGCAGTGAACGCATGGCCGCCATTGAGCGCGGGCTGGACGACACCACCCGTGAGCTGGGCCAGAACACCACAGAACTTGCCAAAACCCGGCAAGAGCTGCACGAGCTCAAACAGCAGCTCGCTGACCTGCTGGAATTCTTTGGCGCCATGAAAGGCGCCTTCAAAGTCTTGCGCTGGCTGGGCATGCTGGCCAAGCCCATGGCCGCCATCGTTGCGCTGGGCGTAGCCCTTGTTGGCGCGTGGAACGCAGCAAAAGGCATCTATCCCAAATGAACTACAAGCAAAAACTCATCGCTGCCATCGGCGCGGCCGCCACCGCAGTGGTGGTGCCGCTGGTGGCCAAGTACGAAGGCACCGTGCTGCGCACCTACCGTGACCCCATTGGCATCATCACCGCCTGCACCGGCCACACCGGGCCAGCGCTGCGCATGGGCCAAGCCTACACCCGCCAGCAGTGCCAAGACATGCTTTATCAAGACCTTGCCCAGCACGCCAACGCGCTGGGCTGCATCACCCAACCTCTCACTGACGGCCAGCGCGCCGCCTTTCTCAGCTTTGCCTTCAACGTGGGGGAGGGCGCATTTTGCAAATCTACCCTTGTGCGCAAAGCCAACGCGGGTGATGTGCAGGGCGCTTGCGCAGAACTGAGCCGCTGGACGTACGCCGGTGGCAAGCAACTGCCCGGTCTTATCCAGCGCCGCGCTGCAGAGCGCCAGTTGTGTGAAGGGGGGCTGGCATGAAAACCACCGCCATTGCACTGGCAGCAGGCATCGCCTTGGGCGGCAGCAGTGCATGGTGGGTGCAAAGCCTGCGTGCCGATGCAGCCTTGGCCAAGATTACAGAGCAACAGTCAAAACAGGCTCTAGCCCAATCACAGAAAGCGCTGCAAGCTACAGAAATCAAAGCTGCAGGGCGACTGCAGCACGCCACAGCCCAACAGGATAACACCCATGCCTACACCCAAACCATTCAAGCGCTGGAAGCTGGCCGCACTGCTGATGCTGCCCGCATTGCAAGCCTGCAGCACAACCTGCGCACCACCGCCACCCAGCGCGCTCAAGCTGCCAGTGACGCCGCTGCCTGCCGCCATCTCGCAGATCAACACCAGCAACTCGCAGCCCACGCTGCACAAGGCGCAGGCGTGGTTGGAGAGCTTGTCCACCTGGTCCAGCAGCGAGACACCCAAGTCAACGCCCTGATGGGGCAGGTGCAACTTGATAGGCAATGGCTAGCTACTGATTAACCATATAAAAAAGCCCGCGCAATGCGGGCTTTGTCTTTTTTAGGTGTAGTTTTTTCCACGGTCTGAGGAGCTTCTTACACGCATTTTTTGGGGGCACCAATGCAGTGCAGTAGTTTGGATGCAGCAGCTTGCAGCTTGTCTGGTAATACCTGCCAAAGCGCACCAATACTGTGCTAATTATTTGATTTCTAATATAAATATTATTTATTTTTACCTATAGCTTGCGTGCTGCAGGCCTGAAAAATAACTAGTTTCAGGTATAGGTGCGCTGTTTGTTTGTGATTAGTATTTGCAACCTTTCACACCTTCTGTTACTTGCAGGTATTGCGCTCGTTGAATGACGGACGGTGTTGTGCCCAGCAACTCTTCCTTTTCAACATGATGTATATACGGCAAATGTGTGTGTTTGCAGCAACCCTGTTGGTGTTGCTGCTCAATGTATTGTGGGTGCCCCCGGCAGCATATGCCGCCAGCGGCTTGATGGCTTCCCAGACAGATATTTCTTGCAATGGGGGAAACAATGGCACTGCTTCTGTTGTAGCCACATTCGGCACCGGCCCATATACATACTCATGGGCACCATCCGGGGGGACTGCTGCCACAGCCACTGGGCTGGCAGCAGGTGCGTATACCGCTACGGTGACAGATGCGGTGGGTGCGCAAGACACAGCGCAATTTAACCTCACCGAACCCACAGCGCTGCAGGCTTCGTTCTCCGCTCAGACCAATGTGATAAGTAATGGTGGGCACACTGGCTCTGCCACGGTGTCTGTATCGGGTGGAACTGGCGGCTACACCTATTCTTGGGCACCATCTGGCGGTACAGCGGCAACAGCCTCGGGTTTGGCTGCCGGAACTTATACGGTGACAGTGACTGATGCTAACTGGTGTAGCACCACCCAAACTTTTACGATCACCCAACCAGCAGCCGTACCAAAGCCTGTAGCTGGTGACATTAGCGCCACGGTGGCCTACGGCAGCAGCGCTAATCCGATCCCCCTCAACCTGAGTGGCGGTGCGCCCACCTCGGTGGCGGTGGCGTCTCCCGCTGTACACGGCACGGCATCGGTCAGTGGCACCAGCATCACCTATACGCCTACGGCTGGCTACAGCGGGTCAGATACCTTCACCTATACCGCTACCAACAGCTCTGGCACTTCAGCGGCGGCTACGGTGACGATCACGGTGAATGCTGCAGCGCCTGTGGTTTCTGCTGTTTCTCCCAAGATGGGGCCTGTCAGTGGTGGAACTACAGTCGTTATTACCGGTACTGGGTTGACAGGAGCTAGCGCAGTGCACTTTGGCGCTACAAATGCCACTAGTTTTACGGTCAATAGCGCTACGCAAATCACTGCAACGTCGCCAGCAGGTGCTGCTGGCACGGTAGACATTCGTGTCACAACTGCAGGCGGCATCAGTGCGACCAGTCTGGTAGATCAGTTCACTTATTTGGCTGCGCAGACCATCACCTTTGCCAACCCCGGTGCTCAAACTTTCGGCACTACCCCCACGCTGAGTGCAAGCAGCACCTCTGGTCTGCCAATTTCGTTCACCTCTGCCACCCAAGGCGTTTGCACGATCACATCAGCTGGCACGTTGACTTTTGCAACAGCAGGCGCTTGCCAGATTCATGCAGATCAACCGGGGAATGCTGTGTATTCAGCGGCACCGACAGTACATAAAACCTTTACGGTGAATGCTGTTGTACCCGGCGCGCCAACGATCGGTACAGCCATGGCTGGTAATAATGGGCAGGCTTCTGTTTCATTCACAGCACCTGCCAGCACTGGTGGCGCCACCATCACGGGCTATACCGTTACCTCCAGCCCCGGGGGCTTTACAGGCACGGGTGCTGGCAGCCCTATCACCGTGACAGGTTTGACCAATGGTACGGCTTATACCTTTACGGTTACAGCCACCAACTTGGCGGGCACAGGCGCTGCTTCTGGGGTTTCTAACAGCGTGACGCCCAAGTCGCTACAAACCATCACCTTTAACAACCCCGGCGCTCAAAATTTCGGCACCAGCCCCACGCTGAGCGCAAGTAGCACCTCTGGCCTGCCGGTCACGTTCAGCTCTTCCAGCACAGCTGTTTGCACGACCACATCAAGTGGCACGTTGACTTTTGTTTCAGCAGGCACTTGCTCGATCCATGCTAATCAACCGGGGAATGGGGCTTTTTTATCTGCACCGCAAGTGACGCAAAGTTTTGCAGTGATTGGCCCTGCAACGCTTCCTGCGCTTTCCATCAACGATGTCTCGCTTAATGAAGGCAACAGCGGGACAACAACATTTACTTTTACGGTGTCATTGAGTGCACCTAGTGCCTTGCCTGTAACCGTGAATTACGCAACTGCGGATGGCACTGCGCAGGCGGGTACGGACTACACGGCTGCCTCTGGCTCTTTAACCATTCCGGCAAATCAAACGACCGGTACTATTTCGATCACAGTGAATGGCGACACAGTTGCAGAGCCCGACGAAACCTTCTTCGTCAACCTGTCTGGTGCGATCAATGCCACCCTTGCAAAGGGGGTGGGTGTGGGCACAATTCGTAATGATGACACTGCGGTTTCACCGCCGGTCATCACGCCACAGGGGCTCACCGCTGTTCAAAATGCTCCGTATAGCCACACGCTCACTGCTTCAGGTGGCACCGCTCCGTATACGTTTTCTGTGATGGCAGGGGCCGTACCGCCTGGCCTAGCGTTGAGTCCTGCTGGCGTGCTTTCTGGTACGCCAACAGTTGCGGGACCCTTCAATTTTTCGGTGACGGCACGTGACAGTAACAACGTAGATTCGGCGCCAGTTCCATTTACCATCGTGGTCCAGCCAGCAGGGCCGCTTCCTGCGCCCAGCAAAGCCGTATCGGTGGCTGCAGGTGCCATTGCAGAGGTGGATTTGACGACCGGCGTTGCAGGCGGGCCATTTATAAACGCCATAGCGATGCCTGTTATACCGGCAACTGCGGGTGTAGCCAGCATTGTGTCCAATGGCGGCACGCACAGCCTACGCTTTGTGCCTGCAGCTGGGTTTGCAGGCGTGGCCACGGTGCAATACCAGTTGCTGGGGGTGCTTCCAATGCTTCCGGGCACCATAACCATCACAGTCAGCGCAGCGCGTGCTAACGCAGCCCAGGATGCCGAAGTCACAGGCCTTGCCGCAGCGCAAACCAGCGCCGCCCAGCGCTTTACATCAGCACAAATCACCAACTTCACCCAGCGGCTGGAAAGCCTGCACGGCGGTGGCTGGGGGCAGTCCAGTTTTGGTCTGTCGCTCACCAGTGATGACACACGCAAAGTAGCCGCCCGCAACGGCAACGGCGCTGCAGACAGCATTGTGGGCAGCAACCCGCTGCGCAACGGCATGCGCACCGTGGGCCTGAAGGCCAAGCGCGTGGCACAGGCAGAGCCTGCTTCTGCCAGCTTGCCCAACTTGCCTGAGGGCAGCGCAGAGCAGGCGCGCAGCCCTTGGGCCTTCTGGGTGAACGGCACCATCAGCTACGGCCGTGAGCGCCACCGCGATGCTGATGAACGCTACCGCTTCACCACCAACGGCATCAGCGCTGGGGTGGACTACCGCGTTAACGGCTGGATTACCGTGGGTACGGGCCTTGGCATCAGCAGCGACCGCAGCCGCGTGGGCAACAACGGCACACGCAGCACGGCAGACAGCACCGTGGCCGTGGCTTACGCCAGCATGCGGCCCATGCAAGGCGTGTTTGTAGATGCACTGCTGGGCTACGGCGTGCTCAACTTTGACTCGCACCGCTACATCACTGCCACGGGCGACATGGCCACCGGCAGCCGCGACGGCAAGCAACTGTTTGGCTCCATTGCCACGGGGCTGGAGTTCTACCGCACCGACTGGATGTGGTCACCCTATGCACGCTTTGAATTCAGCCAGGCCAAGCTTGATGCCTATACCGAAGCAGGCCCCGCAGCGCATGCCCTGAAGTATTTTGAGCAAACCGCCCGCATGACCAACGGCGTGCTGGGTGCGCGTGCCGAAGGCAAGCTGGCCGTGCGCTGGGGCCACTTCATGCCGCAAGTGCGCGTGGAATATGCCCGCCGCTTTGAAGAAGACAACGAAGCCGGCCTGGCCTATGCTGATTTGGCAGACCAGGGCCCCGCCTACACCTTGCGTGGCCGCAATATGGACACAGGCCGCTGGACGGTGGGCTTTGGTGGCCGCCTGCTGCTGCGCAGCGGCGTAGAGCTGGGGGCGGAATACACCACCAACATCGATCAGAGCAACGCCTACATCGGCACCCTGCGACTGGGCGCACGCGTACCGTTCTAAGCGGTAGTGCCGCACACAGCCAAACCCCTGCCAGTGCAAACCGGCAGGGGTTTTTTACATGCGCAATGTAAGTGAAATATTAAGTGAAATATGCCTCTAGCGCTTATGCAGCAAGCGCTAGCAGCTATTAAATTAAAACCGGCTTACACAAACACCGCACGGAACGTGCCGGGAGGCAGGGGTTTGCCGTCGGTGCCAATGTGGGGCGGGATGGGCGCTGCCGTGGTGGTTGATTGGACTGCGGTTGCAGGGTGTGCGGCTGGCGCGGTGGCGGGCACCATGGCCACCGCAGTGGCTGCGCAGCGCTCGCGAATCTGGGCGCGCTCGGTCAGGCGCTGGGTGCAGGCAGAGGCAAGGGCGGCCAGTTGCGTGTCGCTGGGCATGATGTCGGCAGTGGCAATGTGGCGTGTTAGCTCGGGCAGGCTGGCCACAATCTGGCCGTCGGTCACCGTCTTGGTTTGCGGCAGGCTGGGCTGGCCGCTTTGGTCGTAGCCAAAACTGAGCAGGTAGCGGGCGCGGCGCCAGTCGGCGTTGCTGCCGCTCATCACCGCGTCAAACACCGTCTGCATCACCTGCGCGCCGGCTTGGGTGGCCAGCGTTTGGGCCAGTTGCAGGCGCTGGGCATCTTGGCTGGGCTGGTTTTGCAGTTCGGCCTCCATGCGGTTGAAGGCGGTCAGGTACGCCACTTTCCACGCCGCAGCCTCTTTGCCGGTGAAGCCCATGGCTAAGAAAACAAAGCCATCGCGGGTGATGCGGTAGGCCGGGTCTTGGCGCGTGCGGCCAATGCCTAAATCAGTGATGTTTTGTATGGGTGCAAAATTGCGCTCATAGAAATCAGCCTCTACAGCGCTGCGCAAATTGCGAATGGCGCGCAGCACGTCTTTGTGCTGTTTGCCGAAGTTTTCAGCAATCTGGTTGCTGGTGGTGGTGACGTGGCCTTCAAAGATTTGAAGGCTAGGGGCTGCGATGGCAGCGGACGTGCCTGTGGTGACTTGCGACATGACGGACTCCTGTACGAGAGATGTGATGCCTGATCGTTGTGTTCTTACGCACAGCAATAGGCGGCCGGGAGGTTAAGAACCTGGGTACAGCCAGGCGGACTTCTTCCCCTTGCGGGTGTTGTATCCGTCGCCCTCCCGGCCATAAGTCAAGCACTTGCAAAGTTTGCAGGCGTGCAATGTCCGGGCGCAAAAAAACCGCCAGTTATCGGATGCGGTTCTTCCGCTGTACCTAAGGAGTTCTTACGCTCCATCCCTTTCGAGACCGCGCCAGTATAGCGCAGGGTGGGTTTAAAGGGGTGCAGCCGCTGGTCGGACGCGGCAAGGTCAAGGCACGTGATGCATCGGCAGACACCAAGAGCGACAGCGCATCGGTATACACCGGCAAGGGTTTTAGCCACGGCATGAACTGCGTGACCATGCAGTGAATGTGAATTTGCGCTGGGCGTATTAAGCTGTCACAGCTGATGCAAGAAAAGCCCTGTCGGCGCAAGCTGGCTTTCTCATGGTATTTCTGATGGCATCGAGTTGCGTCAACTGGTCAGAAGCCGCATGAAATAAGGCTTTAAAGGCAGTTTAAATAATTGAGTGGGAATAAGCGGTGCGTGAATGAACGCAGTACCTGACCAGCGTGAGCTGGTGGGTGCATTCAAAAAAATGCCTTATGCATGCAGATGCGTAAGGCATTTTTTTTATTGCGTTGCTGTATGCACTGGCATGTTGCAAACGTGGAAGGCTGTTGCAGTCTTATGCTGCTGCTTTGGCGGGGATGTAGGGAGCTTGCTCTGTGCAGATGCGGTCACGGCCCATGCGTTTGGCGGTGTAGAGCTGCATGTCAGCCCGTTTGATGGCATGGGCTAGTGTTTCGCCTTCTTGAGCCATGACAGCGCCAAAACTCAAAGTGATGGGTGTGTGGCTCATGGCATGGATGTCGTGCTTGAGCTGGTCCTGAATACGCTGGGCCATGGCTTGAGCAGTGTCTAAGCTGGTATTGGTCATCAAAAAGGCGAATTCTTCGCCGCCCATGCGCGCTACCAAATCACGAGAACGGATGGAATGGCGCAGTGTGTGAGATACGTGACGCAGCACATCGTCGCCGGTGTCATGGCCAAGGGTGTCGTTGATGTTTTTGAAGTGATCAATGTCACACAGCATGATGCTGACGGGGTGTCTTTTGGGGTCTTGAAGCAACGTGGTTGCTGCTTCTTGGAAGGCTCTACGGTTCAGTAGTTCTGTAAGTGGATCATGGTTTCTTTCTGCGCGGAGCTTGTTGAAAGCGGTGCGTATGGCACAGGCCAGCAGCAGAAAAGTAAAAATCATGCATACCAGCATCGAACCGAGCAGGGTGATGAACCAGTATTGTGATTTGGAAAAATCAGAAAGATCCAGATGGTCGATAAATACAAAAATCAAAGACCGTGCCATGGTATAAATGCAAAATACCAAATATAAATAATATAAAATTGTTTCTATATTATCTTGTCTTGGTTTATTTTTGAAAATTTGTGGCGCTGGAAGAATTTGAATCAAGCCCAGTGCAATGCATAAAACGTAGATACGTACGGAAATATTGTCATTTATTTGGCTGTAATAATACAGCAACCCCAGAGCGATGCTGCCAATCACAGTGGCAGTGCGCGGCCTGCTGGAAGCGTTAAATTTGTCTGCGATGCTTTTTGAGGCTAACCACGCGCCGAAAAGGTACATGGAGCCAGTGTATATGGCCAGTTTGGCAATGTATTCAGGCTCCACAATGCTTTGAATACCTAGTGCCATGCTGGTCAGAGCTAATCCCAGCGACATCCATAGTAGATATTTTTGATCGCGCTGAAAATTCCATGCAATCATCAAGGCAAACGCGAGCGATAAAATTCCAATGGGTGCAATAAGTAAATAATTATTGACAGGGTTGCTTATCACGATAAATAAATATTTTTAATAAAAGGAAAATTAATCAAATTTAAATAATCTGTTTTTTATTTGAAGCCTAAAAGAATTTTTTTTCTCTCAATCTGGTGGTTTGTAACCATTTCCCTGCCTGTACGCAATCGCAGTCTGTGATGCTAGCCGAGTACGTGCGTGCGTTTTTTCTTGGTGCGCCCATGAGTGTGGGTGCCTTGAAGGCACGTTGCAGAGCATGAACCATGCGTTTTGTGATTTTGAACCAGAGAAGATTTCCTGGAAAGCGCATCAATATCATTCGGGCTTGGTACATCAGCTTGGCACTGCATGGTGATGGGGCTTTGCAAGCGCTGCTGAAGGTGCAGTGTTTTTACAATTCGCGCTATGCGTTTGTTTGCTTCTATTTCCGAATTTTTTCGCGACAACTATCCTTCTTCCGAGCGTTTGGGGGTGCCCGTAGCACGCTGGCGTCAAAGCATTTATCGCACGGTGTTTGAGACGAACACCGAGATGGGTAAGCGCTTTGAGCGGCGGCTCACGCTGGCCATCATCTTGAGTTTGTGTGTCGTGATTGCGCACAGCATTCCTTCGATTGCAGGCGATTGGCGCTTTTACTATCTGCTGCGTGCGTTGGAGTGGATTTTTACGATTGGCTTTACCGTGGAGTACGTGCTGCGCCTGATCTCGGTGCGCCACCCGCTGCGCTACGCGCTGAGCTTTTACGGGCTGGTGGATTTGCTGTCCATCGTGCCCACGTACTTGGGTATTTTTTATCCGCAGGCGCATTTTCTGGCTGCGGTGCGCGCGCTGCGCCTGGTGCGCACCTTCCACATCTTTCCCATCTTTCGCAATTTTTTGAATGAGTACCTGATGCTGGGGCAGGCGCTCAAAGCCAGTGGGCGCAAAATTTTTGTGTTTTTGAGCGTGGTGGCGCTGATTGTGTTTGTGATGGGCGCATTGATCTTCGTAATCGAAGGCCCCGAGCATGGCTTTACCAGCGTGCCCATGGGTATTTACTGGGCCATTTCCACCGTGACCACGGTGGGTTACGGAGACTTGACGGCTTCTACGCCGCTGGGACGCATTTTTGCGTCCATCATGATGCTGCTGGGTTGGGGTGTGTTGGCGGTACCGACAGGTATTGTGGGGGCCGAGCTGTCGCGCAATGTGGGCACCAAGGCACGGCTCAAAGGGGTGGAGTGCGAAGCCTGCGGCTTGGAGCGCCATGAAGATGATTCGCGCTATTGCCGCCGCTGCGGCACACGACTGGAGCGCGCCGCCAAACCTGCTGCATCACCGGCATCAGACCCGGCCTCTGATCCCGTGCAAGCGCAAAAGCAAACGCTAGCTTCCAGGCCAGCAGAGGGGGTGAAAGCGTCGGAAAATGCTGCGCAGGCCGCAGACCATCCTGCTTTGCAGGGTTAGAAATTGATAGCTGTTAGCGCTTGCACACCAATGTTTTTTGGTATGTATGTAATGAAATCGCTTAAAAATACTACGCTTGCAGCTATCTTATTGGAAGTGAGTGCTAGCGATTGCGGTTTATTGCAGTGCCTGAGGATTGCCTGGCCTGTGCATGGCGCGAGGTAGGCGGAGATGGGTGCTGCAGGCGTCACCACGGCCATCGTTGCTCAAAACGGCGCTGGCTACATCTTTGGCAGCTTCAAGTCTTCACGGAAACTGATTTGACCCAGCATCAGGGGCGCATGTGCTGGTGATGCGGCGGGAGCCTGGCCGATAGCGTCCGCCAGGGTGTAGCAATCCAGATGCTGCCAAAAGGCTTTGAGGGCTCCATTCAGAATGCAGGTTAGTGCGCAACCGCCTGACAGGCGGCATTGGTTATTGGGCCCTAGACATTCGACGAGGTTGAAGTCGGGCTCGATGCTACGTACTACGGCGCCCAGAGGAATTTGGTCAGGGGCTTTGCTGAGGTGTAATCCCCCGTTCTTGCCACGAACGGTAGTAATCCATCCTTGCTGTGCCAGCAGTTGAGACACTTTCATCAAATGTGCTTGAGAGATGTCAAAAGCGGTGGCAATTTCGCTGATGGTGCACAGGCGATCGCTGTGGTGGCCGCTGTAGATGAGGACGCGCAGTGCGTAGTCAGTCAGGGTGGTAAGGCGCATCTTCTGTTACTGAGGAGGTCGCTGGATCGGTACGGGTTTGCCGGAGCGTTGATCGGCACGTGGGCGCACCAGCCACGGGGCAAAGCGCCATAAGTACACAGCAAACGCCAAAACCCAGCATGTGGCGCTGGCATGCAGCCATGGCAAAGGATGTGCGCTGGCGCTTAGCGCAGTGAGGCGCAGCGCAATCGCGGCAAAGACCAAACCATAGCTCCATACCATGCTGGAATCGGCCACCAGTGGCCGACCTGTGTGGCCCAGCGCTGTGCGCGTGATCATGCCAATGATAAGAGCGCCGAATCCGGCCATGCCCAGCATGTGAACGGGCCAAGACAGGCGCACCGTCCAGCCCATTGCATAGAAAGCGGCGGCCCACAGCCCTAAGCCCAGTCCGAGATAGCCCAAGTAGAGGATCCAGAGCAAAGGAGTGCCTAGCACGGACCCAGGTTTCCAGGCGATGACATGCCAAAACGTAAGCAGCCCAGCGGCGAATAAAAACAGGGCTGCCCACGGGTTCAGATCAAAGACCCAGAAAAGGATGCCCAGTGCAGCCAAGGTAGCTTGCACTTGGCCACTGCGTGTGTGTCGATCAAGTGTCAGATGAGAAAGTGCACGGCTGGCGAAAAATGGAATCACTCGCCGGGCGATGAGCAAGGCGATCACCGTCATGCACAGCATGCCTGTGAAAAAATGATGCATGACCGGGGCGTAGTCGAGCTGTTGCCAGCAAGCGTACAGATAGCTGGCATTGGCGGCGGCCATGCCAAGTAGCAGTCCTACCAGAGGGTAGTTGTGCCGGCTTTGGCGGGCGAGCAAGCATCGCCCTATGGCCAGTGCTGCGACCCCTATAAACAGCAGGTCGGCCATGCTTGCAATGAAGAAAGTAGTAAAGCCGGGCAATAAAAAACCCAGACGTGCGATCACCCAGAGCAGGACAAGGG